ATCGACAAAAGCGTTCGCGCTAATTTGCTATTGATGGACGACCCTGAGGAAATTCCACCGCACGTTGCGGAGGTTATTCAATGCGCTGATGACTTGTGGGCGTCGTCTGTGGCGAAGTTTAGCCGTTTGCTTTCCCTTGCAGATTTTGAAGACCATCGTGTGCGTGGCGCGTTTGTTTTCAACGGCGGGTCGGCAACTGGTCGAGCGTCGTCTTATGGTGCGCAGGTGCATAACTTCACGCGTAAATGCGCTAAAGAGCCACAGCGAGTGCGTGATGATATGGTCGTTGGGCGCAATATCGTTCCGGTGCATGGCAAGCGTGTGACGGACGTTCTCAAAGGTATGCTTCGCCCTGCGCTGATGCCTGCTATTGGAAACGTGCTCGTGGTAGCAGATTGGGCAGGTATTGAAGCGCGTGTGACGCCGTGGGCGAGTTTGCAGCATGGTAGTGAGGACGTGCTTGATGTGTTTCGCAGTGGTGAGGACATTTACGTCCGTGCCGCTGCTGGTATCTTTAACCGTCCGATGGGTATGATAACGCCTGACCAACGTCAGATTGGTAAGGTGGCTATTCTGTCGTGCGGTTATATGGGCGGCGCGGGCGCGTTTGGCGCGATGGGTAAAGCCTATGGCATTTCACTGCCTGAAGCTGAGGCTAAGCGTACCGTTGACGCGTGGCGTCGCAGTAACACTTGGGCGGTGCAATACTGGGGTGAGCTTGAGCGAGCATATATGTGCGCCATGCGCCATAAGGGTCGTGAGTTTACCGCTGGTCGCGTGACGTATCTGTTTGACGGTGTGAATTTGTGGTACGCCCTGCCGTCTGGTCGGGTGCTATGCTACCCGTCGGCGTATATTGAAGATGGGTCGGTATCTTACGCTAAGGCGGCGTGGAAACCCGCTGCTGATGCAGTCGAATGGCCGCGAGCTAGGCTATGGGCTGGACTCGCTTGTGAGAATATTACACAGGCGATTGCAAATGATTTACTTCGTGACGCTTTGCGTCGAATCGGGCATACTGTCGTGCTTCATGTTCACGACGAGATTGTGCTAGAAGTGAAAAAAGAAGATGCGGCGACAGCCGCGCAAGACTTGGAAACCGTGATGTGTAGCGCCCCTGCGTGGGCAGAAGGATTACCCTTAGCGGTTGGTGTATCAACATTAGAGAGATATGGAAAATGAATTTTATTACTTACTTGGAACGTATCGCGCCTGAAGGCGAAAGTATCCTTTTGGTCAAACAAATTGCTAAAGATAACGGTCAGTTTGCATGGCCTGCTTATCTTCCTTCTCGATACGACGGCAAAGGCGCGTGGTATGGCAATACCGCGTCGTTTATCTCGTCACGTTTTAAAGATGGCAAACCGTCTGCGAGTGCGGGCAACTGCGAGTACGTTGCTTTTCTCGTGCTTGACGACATTGGCACCAAGAGTTTGCGTCCTCCTATCGAGCCGACATGGATAATGGAAACCTCACCGCAGAATTACCAGTGGGGCTACACGTTTGCTTTAGATGATATGCCAACTAAAGGTGAGTTTAGCGCCGCTATTAAAGCAATCGCTGACGCGGGCTATACTGACAGTGGCGCGATTAACCCCGTGCGTAATTTTCGCCTTCCTGCGTCAGTGAATTTGAAGCCTGACCGTGCGGCGTTCAAATCTATTCTTGTAGAGTTTCACCCTGAGCGTGAATTTACGCTTGACCAAATCTGCTCGGCGCTTGATGTTCACCCGTCTGCGGCTGACACGGCAACAGTGCGTCCGATTGCTATTATCGACACAGGCAACGACGATGTGCTGGAGTGGCTATCCTCGCGTGGTGACGTGATGGAGTCGGCTAACGCTGAGGGGTGGGTTGGGGTTGTTTGCCCTAACCACGCAGAGCATACAGACGGGCAGTTGATGGGCAGATACCACCCGCTTAACCGCGCTTACTGTTGCTTTCATGGGCATTGCTCGTCGTGGGACAGTCGTACTTACCTCGCGTGGGTAGCTGAGATGGGCGGCCCTAAGCACTCACATGGTCTTCGTGAAGAAATATTGGCAGAGGTCATGCACACAGCGATTGGCAAACTTGAACCCACTGATATGTTCAGCACTGACGCGGCGGCGGCTATCATTGCAGAAGTCGAGCAGAAGGAAATCGCGCGGCTTGAAAAGGCGGAGTGGTATCAACGCTTCGCGTACGTCATGTCAGACGATTCCTACTTTGATTTACAGAACCGTCGTGAATTCTCACGTCAGACGTTCAACGCCGTGTTTCGTCATGTGTCGTGCAAAAGTATTCACTCTGACCGCAAGATAGAGGCCGCCATGAGCTTTGACGAGAATCGTCAGGTGATGGGCGCTAGAGTGCTGGCAGGTATCACCTTTGCCGCTGGTGACTCGGTGATTGCTATGCGTGACGGTGAATTGTATGGCAACCGATGGCGTGACGCCCGTCCAGATTCATCTCGTGGCGGAAATTTGGGTGGCAATATATCCCTATGGCTTGACCACTGTAAATCGCTTGTTCCTGACGAGCGTGAGCTGGAACACATTTGGAATTACATGGCATTCAAAGTGCAGAATCCACGCGTTAAGATTAACCACGCTATTCTTCACGCGGGTGGTCAAGGTATCGGTAAAGATACGATGTATGCGCCGTTCATTTACGCCGTGTGCGGCCCTCACCTGCGCAACTATTCGCTTATGTCTACTGACACCATTCAATCTGCGTGGGGGTATCATTTAGAAGCAGAGGTTATTGTCATTAATGAGCTTAAAGAAGCCGACAGCGCCGCCCGTAGAATGCTAGCCAACAAACTTAAGCCTGTTATCGCCGCGCCACCTGAGATGCTATCCGTTAACCGTAAAGGCCTTGCCCCCTACAATCTTGTGAATCGTCTTGCTGTGCTTGCGTTCTCTAATGACCGTGTGCCGTTGTCACTTGAAAGCGGCGACCGTCGTTGGTTTGCTACTTGGAGTACGGCAGAGCGCTTGCCTCCGCAATCAGCTACCGCTATATGGAGATGGTTTAATGACGGCGGTGGGTATGACCTTATTGCTAACTGGTTGTTCTTGCGTGATGTGTCTGCGTTCAACCCTGCTGCGCCTGCGCCTATGACAGATTTTAAAATGTCACTGGTGCAGAATAGTCTGTCCGCTGTTGAGTCGTCACTGCTTGACATGATTACGCTGCGTATGGGTGAGTTTGCATCCGGTGTGATTGCCTCTCCCTTTCAAGCCATTTGTGAGCGCGCCGCTATGTCGTTTGGCAGTAAACAATTTCCACCTGCTGCTTTGTTTCATGCACTTGAAGAAGCTGGGTGGGTTGATAAGGGAATGTGCAATTCGCGCTCGTCTAAGACTAAGAAACACATTTTCTGCGCACCTGAGTTTGCGCACATGAGCAAGTCTGCGCTGCGTGATTTGGCAGAGCAAAAACCTGTTGCAAAAGTTGTAGCGATTAAGTAGACTAGTTGCAACAATTCTCTCTAATTGTTAGTTCATGTGTACTTAAAGTGTTCCCCAATTATCGGCTCGGATAATTGGGGAATTTTTTAGCTATGAATAAAACGCCTTGAAAGATAGCAGAGTCCTTACTATAACTCTAAGCGCTTAGTGGTTATAGTATAAAACGCGTAAGCGGGGAAACCTCGGTAAAGCCGACAATTGCAAATCGATGTGTAATTGTTTGGAAGAAGTAACGGGCGTTTTATTGATAGTTAATGCGTAGGCTGATATGCTATGGAACGGGGTAGAAGCCCAAAAGCCTAGTGGAGTGTTACTGTAGGAGTAACTATCTCGAAAGAGTAAGCGTGTGTTAAACAGCACCACAAGTCGGAGTTCAGCACCGGCAACTATCATTTTCAAGAATTCAGAAAAAATTTTGGTATTTGGTTTCGTGGCAAAATTTTGCAAATCGTTTCGTGGCAAAAATTGAGCGTTCATTAGATTTGAAATCCTAGCCCCTACCAGAATTGAAATCCTGAGCCTTCATATATACGCGTTTCATCACATTCACGCGTGATTTTACACCCGCGCTTGACATTAAATAGGGTGTTTTTATAGCCTTTATTGGCTTGCTGCAAGCTGATTAAATGTTAGGTAATGCTAGGCTATTGCTTTAAATTGTTTTGCAGTCTATAGGCTATTAACGCGCGTTAAATGGTAGGCAATAAAAAAGGCCTATTAAGGCCTTGCAATTGTTTGAGGCAATAAAAAAAGCGCCCTTTCAGGCGCCTTCTATGTTTAGTTTTCCAGTAGTATCGCCAATACAGCGAATTTTATCAATATCAAAAACATTATTATCATAATCTCATGCCCATAACAATGCTAGTTTGAAACGTATCACGATTAATTTGAATTAAGCTATCACGAAAACTTAACATAATGTTTTCGTCTTTATAACATTCTAGCGCGTTCAGTAAATAGCCAACGTCAACGCCTTCGCTTGTTTTTGTGCCACTTGAATGAATGAATGGCACACTTGCAAGCGTGGCACCGTGATGATTAAAATATAATGATTTATCGGTAACGGTTAATATCACGCCTTGCAATTTAGGCGGCAAGAACGGCGTGACATCCTTTATTGCTTGAATTAACGCTTTTCTGTTAACGTCAATATCACCCTTAATTGTAGTTTGAAATACTTTTGAAAAATCAGGATATCGATGGTCGATTAAGCGCGTTTCAAGGGTCCAGTCATCACCCGTAAATTTAGCGTGACTTTCTGTCACTGTCATTAAACAAGATGTTTTAATTTTACTTAATATGAGTAGCGCCTCAGTTGGAATTAACGCGCTAAAATCAGGACCCGTTTCGCCGATAGCGGTATTCATTATCAATTGATGACCGTCACTGCCAACAATTTGCAGTTTATTATTTTCACGTTTAAATTGCATACCTTTTAAATAATATCGTATTTCCTTTGGTCCGCCCGTCATTTTTAACCATTTAGCATTTATAAAGCCGGCCGGTATGTGTTGAATACCAACAATTTTATTGTCATCTTTAACACCTTGAAAAAACTCGCGTTCAGATAATGGCAACGCGTTACCTTTTACTGTTAAATCGGCGGTGATATCTGTTAATTTAAACGCTTTAATTTTAGCTAACTCTAAAACCGCGCTTTTATTGTGACGCTTGTATAATTCAACGTTTAACGTTGAAGTGTTTACTTTTACGCAATCACTCTCGAATTTAGCGACGTGATAACCCGCTGCACGTTCTTTTAACGCCTGTTTTACTACTTCAGCAAAGATTATATTTTTCATTTTGTAAGCCTTATTTTTATTAGGTGCAAAATTACACCGCATAACGCGCTATTACTAACGCGCTATACGTTGGAATCTTTAAAAACGGCAGTTAAAATAATGACCGTTCGATTCTACATTATCAAACATCAATTCGCGGGCGGCCTTATACCAGTCAATGCAATTATACGGCCACGCGTTAGCCTCTAAAGTTAAGTAGCCACATTGGTCGGCCATATCATAAGCAAAATCACTATCACTGTCATATGTGCCAATATACGCGTTCATGATTGAATCAAGCGGTATTTCACAATCTAGTCCAGCGTCAATAATATCTTTGTTATCAGATAGACACGCGTTAACGTAGTAATAGACTTCTTGCATATCGATACATTCATGACAATAGTTTTTGTGTATGTCATCAAAGTCTTGAAACATCAATTCAGGGTCTGATTCATCATTGTGCAAGTTATGGCATGCAGCAAGAAAATCTTGCGCATCGTTGTAGTCGCTTAATGTTAACCACGCGCCCGCTATGCTTCCATTGTTATACTTGTTATACGTTCCGACGTAAATTTTCATGATATTAATCTCTCTCTATTGTTAATTGGTAGCGCGGCCAGCTCGCAACCGCGCGTCAGGTTAGATAAATCTGATTTTAAATTTTAAGTTATCAATTACTATTACTTCGTTAACGTGTAGCATTGCGTTCAGGGTGTTGCTAATCGCGAGTATTTCACTTGTTGTTACACGTTCAAATGTAATTGTGTTTTTATCGCTATCAAACGCGGTAACATTTAAACCTTGAGCAAGTAAAGCGGTGTACATAACTAATGTATTCATGACGTTTTCTCTATAGTGTAGGCAGTGTAGGCAGTCGCCAGGATTGACGACTTGCAAAACATTATAAAGCAATAAAATTTAAATGCAATATTTTTTGTTACAAAATGGTGTTTTGTAGGTGGTGTGTAGGTGGTGTGTAGGCAGTCTAAAGGGTGTTAGACTGCCTACGCGCGAGACAGCGCCGCTATTGGCTTGGTGAAGTGTGTAGGCAGTGTAGGCAGTCTAATTACTATACAGAAAAAGTTATAATATATACCATAATAAAAATAAGGTATATAATAATAATATATAAAAGAGCGGCGGTAAAATGACTGCCTACACTGCCTACAATCGCGCAAACCCACGCCAACATTGGGCGGAGGCGTAGGCAGTCACTATCGCCTACACTGACTACGTATGCTTACGACTACCCACAAAATAAACTTTGCTGACATCCTCCGGCTGGTGCTGGTGCTGGTGCTGGTGCTGGTGCTGGTGCTGGTGCTGGTGCTGGTGCTGGTGCTGGTGCTGGTGCTGGTGTCATATAATAGGTTATACCT